ACTACAACCTGATTTATAGGGTCAAGAGGTCTTGTTGCACCCTGTATAGGTCTTGCTAACACGCTTAAACCAATGTTCATAAGAGACTCTGGTAAGTTGTCCGAATCCAAAAGTTCTTGCCCAACTTGCCTTATAGTCTTACCTACATCATCTAAATCTCTAACTGCTTGACCACCTATTTGTAAACCTAACTCAGTTAGCAAACTCTCTGGAACTTGACTTCTATCAAAATCTCTTATGTCTTTACTGTCTCCCAAACCATGTGCAAGTATTTGAGACATTAATCTCATGGTAGATACAGGCCAATCGAAAGTTCTATCTTGGATACTTCCATCAGGCAGTTGATCTTGATTGTAGGCTAGATTATTATTTATTCTATCTTTACCACCTCCCTTAGATTCTAAACCTATATACAAAGCAGTATAAAATGTGGCAATCTTACCTAAATCTTCTGCACCTGTTGGCGTTGTATAGTCTAAGTTTTTACCTGTAGCTCTTCTGTAAACGTGAGTAATTGCATTTACACCAGTAAGATCTCCCATAGTAGCCACAGTGGTGTTTAAAAAACTACCAAAAGGTATTACAAAACCTAATGGAGTTCTGTTAGTAACTGTTTCTATAAATTTAGCACTTGATCTTAATGCACTATTACCAGGAAGCGTTGACCAATTAACAGAGGCTGTCTCTCTCATTGCACGATAAGCTGCCCTATCTAAGACATTTTGAAACTTATCTTTGGTCATAAGAACTGAGGCATTTGGTTTAGCAAAAAACTTTTCTGGGCTCATACCGTAAGCCCTCATAATCTCTTGATTTAAGTTTGAGCCAAAAGTCCAACGCTTTGTTAGTTCGTCTTGTAATCTTACAAGTGTTATTGTTTGTGCACCTTTTGTGGCTACATCAACACCTTTATATAAAATGTTTGCCTTGTCTAAATCAAAATCTGAAAGAGCATCTCTAACACCCCCATCTCCAGACACATCTCTAAACAGTTTTGCAGCTACATCAGGTCTTAATGAAAGTATCTTATTCGCGTACTCTATAGGTATATCAGGGGAGACAACATCCAAAGATCTGCGAATAGAACCACCAAATGATCCATACGCCCTGTTAAAATATTTTTCTGCTGCTTCCTCATTACGTACAATCTTTGCTAGGCCAGCCTGAGTTAAATCTATTGATGCAGTAAATAGATCTGCTGCAGTATTTATACTAACAAGTGCAGCAAAACCTTTGATGTTTGCACCTGTGGTTGATAAGTGAGATGTTAAAAGTCTTTTGTAAACAGATAAAGCAAACTGCTGCCTCTTGGGATCTCTCCCAGGTTTCTCTCCTTTTAAGAGTTTTATTGCATCCTCTTCAGATAAAACACCATCAGATATATCTATAGAATCTTCTATGGTTCTAAGTAAATCCTGAACCATTTTTAAAGATCGACCAGCTTCCGTAGTTTGATTCACAAGGTGTGCTTTTAAAGTTTTACTTGTGGCATCACTACCCTGCGTGACTTTTCCATCCTCATCCATAAATCTTAGTTTGTACCCAGTGTCCTTTTCAAATTTATTTACAAGCTCTGAAACTTTTTCGTCAGGAAGAAAATCTAGAGTTTGTGCTAATACTGCTGTCTTCGTCCCATACTTCTCTATTAATGCTTCATGTGCAGTAAAGCCAGCATCCTTTAGAGCTTTACCATACGCAGGTGCATCTTTAGATGGATCTCCCAAAAAAAGATATTTATAAAAAGCATTTGTAACTTGATTATCAGTATACCTCTGCCCTTCTTTTCTAATAATCCCGTCTGCCTTATCTTTAAGTTCTTGCCAGACTAAAAAGTTTTTAGTGTCTCCTTTTAACAATCCAAAGTTTTCATCAACGGTATCCACTTTTATTTTTGAGGCTACATCATCTCTTAAATCTTTTTCAGCCTGTTCTAAACTCACCTCTAAAAGAGTTTCATCAAACTTTTTATATGCAAGAAATGTATCTGCTAGTGGTCCCCTACGTAGTTCTTTTATAGAAGCACCTAAACCTACCATTGTAGGAATTACAAATAGTGTACCTATTCCTGCTATTTGAGTTTGAGTTTTATTATACTCATCTTGTGCATTTGTGTCTATAAGTTGTGCCTGATAAAGAACGTCAACACCAGAGGCAAACAAAGCATCAGCAGTGGCGTAAGGCATAGCTTTTGCAACAGAGGTAGTTATGTTTCTTAATGCAGTTTCTTTTGCTACACCTTGTGCAATTTGATTCCTATACGCTTGTGTAGTAAGTGCTCTATAGGCTGCTGTAGAGGCTTTAGTTGCACCTGCTGAAAATAGTTTACCTAATCCTAACGACAGGATTGTAGTGGGATCATATACGACAGCCTTTGTATAATCAAATATAGCGTCTGCCATTTCAGGCCAAGAACCATCACCAGTAAATGCATTATCCATCTTATCAAATAACGTATATCCTGCACCTAATTTTGCTTTTATTTCATCACTAGAACTCATACCATAAACTAGTTCATTAGCAACGGTTACAGATTGACCAGCAGCAAAAGATCTCTGATAGTTTTGATAGATCTCAAAAACTTTTTCGTCACTCATTTGTCTATAGTCTAAACCACTCAAACCACCTATTGCTGCACCAGTTAAACCCGAAACAGTTCTTCTGGCTTTTGTTAGTGCACCTCTAGGTGTAAATCTAGCCTCAAGACTTGACCTAACGATTTCCATTAGACGTGGATCAGCCAACACATCTTCTTTTACAAGACCATCTGCATACTCTTCATCAATAAAATTTAGATCAACAAGCTCCTCCTCTGTTTTTTCTCTATCAAAAAAAATAACTCCTGGCTCTTTTACTTTTGGTTGCTCTAAAATTGTAGATTGAACAGGATCAGGCTGTGGAGAAAATGTAATTATTTTAGGCTCTTTATATATTTTCTTTGGAGCACTAGGTATCTCTATTACGCCTGGTTCCGACACTTAATTAGTCTCCTTCTTTTTTGCTGTTAATGTAAAAATATCTCCAGAAAACATACCATTTTCATCTGGTAGCTCTACAATCGTACCTGGTGCAAAAATACCTAACTCCCCAAGTTTTTGTGCCGTTGCTATACTAGAAACTTGTGGATAAATTACCTCTGTCAGATCAAACAAATCGCTTCCTTTTAGTCTAGCAAAAGAGTCTTGTTGCAGAAGTTTTTGAGTTATAGCGTTACCATATAAATCTCGTAGTGCCAAGGGATCTTGTGCTGAGGCTGCTATAGCTTCATCAAGTAAATCTAATCTATCTGTATTTATTTTAAGTTCATTTGTCTGTTCTTTTGAAAGTTTTATCCCAGCATCTATAAGTTCGTTAAGTTTTTTATTCTCTCGTATTAAAAGACGTTTTTCCTTTTTTGCATCATTTAACAAAAAGTTTTTAACTATCTTATCAAAATCTTGTATCTCTTCGGCGCTAACTGGTGAAACAAATGTACCTTCTTTTGGAAAAGAAGTAGCACCAGGGACAAGTCTTTTAGGTATACTTGCAATAATTTCTTTTGATTGTTCAGATAATTCTCTACCTAATATTCTTTCAATTTGATTTACGTCAATACCAACTTCACTAGAGTTTTCCACAACAACGTCTTTTAGTATGTTACCAACAATTTTCGTAGGGTACGGTTGTCCTGCTTCTTCATATTTTTTAAAGTCTTCATCAATAACTTTTGCTAATTCAGTAAATACTGTATTATCTCCTGATGCATAAATTCTTGCTAACTCATCATCAAGAATCCCTGTTCCCTCTGGATCAAAAGTATTTCTTATCCTCTCCATAGCAGTCCTATTTGCCGCAGCTTTTGCACTATCTTTGGAAGGAGTGCCACCAAGTTTACCTTCTAAAGCGGCTAGTGTAAGTTTATCCTCAAAAGTGTCTTTTCTCCGTCTTTGATAAAGTTCCTCTTCTAACTCAGCTTGACGTTCTAGTTCAGCAAGTCTGTCAGCAGCAGCCTGTCTACTAAGTTGTACCTTTCGTAGACCTACAAATGTACCTAGTGGTAATGCCATGTTACTCCTCCATCCTCGCCATCAAACCCTCTTTAGGTTTCTCCTCTGCCACAGGTTCTTCCATCATGGGTTCCTCTGGCATGTCTTCAGGCTCTTCTATTTTTTCTACTGTTTCTTCTGGACTAATATCCATTTCAGAAAGCATTTTTCTAGCACGTAAGACATCCCTACTATATCTAACTGCAGCCTTACCTTCTCTATCCTCAAGTCCCTCATCATACTCTATACCCGCAGCATCTGCAGCAGACTTAATAAACTCGTGTATAATTGGTCCAATAATTAAACTAACATCAATACTATGAACACCAGCTAACACAGCAGTTCTCAAAAGACCTTCTGTAACTGCAACGACACTTATACCATTTTCAAGAAAGAACAGTATGGACTCCACAGCCTCTGCATTATTAATTCTTTCTAGATGAACTAAAGCAGCTTGCTCTGGATCAACCAACTCTGGAGGATTCTCATATGGCATATTTCCTGGTTCTGTCGTTAAAGACTGTCCTGGTATTGGTCTTTTAAAAATCATGACGTAAAACCTTCATTAAATAATTTATATTCTGCAGCCCTTCTTTTTACAAGGCCAGGTAAAACTTTTCCACCAGCTTTATTATATAACTCAATTGAGTCTGATATCTCTTCTATATCTCTTCTGCCAACATCAAGAAGTTGTTTAAGACCCTTTGGCCTATTGTCTGATGTTCCTTCACCACTTCCTAAATTATATGTAAAACTAGTTAAAGCTAGTATTTGATTTTCTGTAAAGTCGTAGTTATATTTTTCCATAGCTCTTAAAACAGACTGTCTAGATTGCTCTAGTCCCTGTTCTAGTAGTTTTCTAGCTTGTTCTTCTGTAACAACCTGATCCTCTCCTGTTGCCTTACTACCATATCCTATAGATAGCTGCCCATAATCATCGTATGGTGTTGCCCTAAACTCTTCAAATTCCGCTACAAAATTTGCTAAATTTTCCATGCTGTCTTCAGAGATATCTAATAAATCAACTGAAATTTCTTTTTTCTCTTCTGCAGTAAATAAATCCTCTGTTGTTGTAGGTGTTTTAGGTTTATCAGGCTGTGTCTCAGGCTGTAACTCAGGCGTTGGTAAATCTTTCCTAAGCATTTTTCCATACCTAGCACCTAAACTATTTGCAGAAAGTCTAACTTGTGATAATTTTGCACCTAATTCTTCTGCTTCCTCAAGCCCTGTTTCTCTCATTGTTTTTTTATAAACATCAAGATCAGCCTTTTTTGGACGCATCCCTAACGCCTCGCTTCTCTTAGGAGTAGGTGCTGTAGGTGGTCTAGGTCTAAGTTGTGCTGCATAACTCATTAGTATTATCTCCGTTTATCCTGCTAAACTTTTAAAAATTGCATCCCCAATATTAAATTTGTTAGGTGTAAAAAAATCGGCAATAAATGCAGTTTTAGCTGTTTGTTCTACCATTTCTAGTGATTCTCTAGCTGCATCTGCACTTTGTTCTGCTAGTAGCAATCTTAAAGCTCTGTCCTTGTCACTTTCATCTGATGCCATAAAGAAACTCATTATGTCTCTTTCTTGCTGCCAGTAGTTATCAAGATTTTTCTGAGTTAACCCATTTATATCTTTGGCATATTGTGCGTTAGATAAGTTCTGTGCTTCAGTGTTTGCAGTATTTATTGCCTGTCTCCATGCCGCATTTGCCTGTGCAACGACAAGATAGTTTTGTGCGTTAAACATTTCTCTTTGGTTCTGTAACGCTGAGTTAAACTCAAGAACCGCATTGGCTTCCTCTGCATTAAACTGATCTATTGCGTTCTTTTGTGCTGAATTAAATTGTGATACTTGTGCTGCAAGATTAGAAAAGAATTGGTTTGTTTGATTCTCACTTGATGCGTTAAACTGTGCAGCAGCATTTGCAGCAGCAGCATCAGAAAGAATACTATTAACTAAAGACTGCTGTTGAAACAATGCTGTTTGCTGTGAGTTACTCAGGTTTGCCATATCTAACTGTAAGAAATTCTGAGCATTCTGTACATTAGCTTGTTGTCTGTTATTTAAATTAGCCATATCTAATTGTGACAATGCTGCAGCCTCTGCCATAATAACACCTTGTCTATTAGATAGATTATTTAAATTTACTGTATTAGCTGCACGAGAGTTTTCCAAAGCAATTGTTTGATCTGCACTAAAATTCATGTTTGCTATCTCAGAAACACGAGCAGCATTTTGTACTTTAGCTTGGAACTTTTGATCAAAGTCTAGTTTTAAGAAGTTAGCTCTTTGCTGCGCATTAAACATTGCAATCTGTTGTTTGTTACCAGCCTCTATTTGTGCAATAGGTAGTGCAGACTCCATAGCAGCTTGTACAATAGCCTGACCAGCCATAGTAGATGCACCTAGTCCACGTTCATTCATGATTGCCGTAGCCTGTCTCATGGCTCCTGCAGCCCAAGCTGGGGTATCTCCACCTTCAAAGTCTTTCATTAAGGTTGCTAGTTCACCTGTAATAGATGCAGCTTGTACCTGACCAGTGCCAAAGGCTGTATCAACTCTTGATGTATCAATAGCATCAGCAGTTACTAACTCACTTGTACCCTGCATCGTTTCAATAGCTCTAACTGTTGGGGGAGTAACATCAGTAGCAGTTCCTGTAGCAGCCTCTACATTAAATATTACATTACCTTCAGCATCTCTAAGTACATTACCTTGTATATCAGTTAAAGGTTGACCAATAGAGGGGCCACGTGTTTGTTGTGCAACAATCTCTCTAGTAGGAGCACTAACCATTATAGGATTACCTTGGGCATCTGTTAAGACATTACCTTCTGCATCTCTAGCAGGAACTCGTTGAGTAGCTGGAGTAAATGTTTGTGCTTTAACTGTAGGTGCAGCCTGTGTAAATGGCATTTGTGCTGCACCAGGATTTACTGCGCCTGTAGATTGTGTCACATCAGAAACTTGAGCTATTTGATCCCCAGCTATTACAGGGGCGACAGGTATAGCTCTCCCTGCAGTAGCTTCTATAACTGTTCCTGGTGCTGCCATTTCAGTTAGGTATTGAACACCCATAGGTGCTACTGCAGATGCAGGGTTTACTCTTGTCTGTGCCTCTATGTTTTGTTTTGTTTGTATATACTCACTAGGACTTTGCTTGACTAACTGTCCCGATACAGGATCTTGAAAGAATACATCTCCATAAACATTAGATGGATTAAGAGTTTGTGTTGCAGCATCTGCTGTAGTATCTCCTGTAGTATCTTCTGCAGCATCTCCTGCAGCATCTCCTGTAGCATCAGAAGCAAAACCTTGAAGATAAGACTGATACGTTTCATAAACAGTATCAAAATCATAACCTGGCGAATCCCTATCAATACCTTGTTGTGATAAATACTGAGTATAATCAGGAAGACCCAGGTTAGTTGTTGCGGTCTTTCTTGCCTGATTAGCATTCAATGCTGTATCATAATTTTGAGATTTTGATCCATCAGGATACTCAATATAGTAGGCACCTCCATCTTCTTTTACTGTGCCACCAGGTTTAAAATTAATTGGGGGGCTTACTATACCACCAGGTTGATACCCTTGAATTACTCCCCCTTGATTTACAGCCGCAGGAGGTGTATATTGTTTGTCAGCAGTAACAGGGTTAAATACATTTGCTGGTAAACCAAATGGTGATTGTCCAGTAACATCAACCTTAACAAACCCAGCAGGAATAGGAGATGCGGGTTGATCCCCATAAAAAGGAATGTAAATTTGTTGACCTGTCAGGGGATTTCTGTATAGTCTTTGAGTTAGTGTAAATGCAGACGTATCTTGACCTGCTTGACGCATTTCTGCCAGAGTTTGTGGCTGAAAAAACTGGGCTTGCTGTGCTGTTCTGGCATCAAACGCTGTGCCTTGTCTTGTAATACCAAGGGAGAAATCTTCTGCAGGGGTAGCTGTTGTAGATGTAGGTGTAGTATTTGGTGGGTTAAAGTATGGTGTTATAGCCTCAGAGCCAATATCTAAAGTAGCAGGATCAGCTTTTGTTACCACACCAGGAGTTGCAGTGGGTGTTGGAGTCTGTGCCACTTCTTGAACCGTAACAGGTTGACCACTTTGGGTAGTAGTTGGTATAACTCTCTCTTGTTGTTTTGGTTTTATATCTCCCCATTCAAGTATATTAAGTGTGCCTTGACCGTAAGTTAAATCACCGAACCTTTTAAAATAAAAACTCTCTGGATTTTCTTTTATTTGTTCATTAATATCTTTTTCATATGCAGCAATATCTGCTCTATTTTCTCTTCTTAAAATGGCGTTACCTGTATAACCTAATACACCTGTACCCATTTTTTCTAGTTGTTCTTTTAAGAATATAGAATTAGCTACATTATCGTTTACAGGCATATAAACATCAGGATCTAATCCTGAAGCAGAAAGATCTTCATCTGTAGGCTGTAATTTTAATCCTTCTCTAAGTATGTTAATTGCTGGGTCATCACCAGTATAAGGATTAGTATCAAAAGTTTTAGATGGATCACCATAGTTATAACCAGATTGATCAAGTATCTGCTGTTTATAACTTTCTCTCCTTGGATCACTTAGATCAATACCTACATCTTGCATTGCTTTATCTAAAACAGAGCTATTTATACCTGTAGTTTGAGCTAAAAAATGAACCTCTGCTAACTTAGCAATAGCCTGTTTCTCTTCATCTGTAGCATTTGTTACATCAACAACTGTTGTAGTACCACCCGCAGAGGTAAGTTCTCTGCCATCAGGGCCAACATAATTACCTGCAGCATTTATAGTTACACCCGCAAGAGCCGGATTACCCTCTGCTATCGCTTTATCAATATCACGACTTTCCCCTGCCTTAAGAGGAGTACCCGCAGGTAAATTATCACTTGTACTAAAAATTGGCATTATCTAGTTCCTAACCATACAAATCCAAACAGACTAGTTACAAGAACTAAAAATAACAAAGTTCCTAAAGTCCATTCTATAATTGCTTGTTTTATTTCCATTTGTCTGTGTTCATGTTCTCTTTTTTGTTTTCTTAATTGTGCTTCTATTTCTAATATCTCTTGCCACTTTGAGGGTCCATACACAACCGATATAAAATCCTTTAACTCTTGTCTCATATTAGCAGCTTTTTGTTTTGCTGCAAATATTTCCATAGCTTCTGCTTGTACACCACCACCTAGCGTCTTATACCATGAGGGTTTTTGGTTCTGACGATCTGCAAAGTCTAAGTCAGCTATTGCACCTGCCCACTTAGAAAGTTGACTACCCATATCTTGCAGATCTTTGCCAACCTGTATGCCTTTTTTAAGAGCATTAAACGCAGCAGTGGCCCCTGCTATTGCAGTTACTGGATCAATCATTAAGCGTTCTCCCCTACGCTTGTATTATTTAAATGTCATCCAGACTGCTGTGGCTATAAATGTTAGTACGGCTACTGTTCCCATCTTTACTGTTGTAGACCATATACTTCTTTTCGTTAATCTCCAAGCATCTAGCAGACTACGCATTTCTTTAATATCACTTGCTGCATCTTCATCCTGCAACCCTATCTCTCGCAGTGCTTGACTTGCGCCTTTTTTTGCTGCCCTGTCTAACATTGCTTCTATCTGTTCTTCCGTCAGTTCTGCCATTTGTTTTATCCTCTAGTTGTGGCGTATTAGCCAGTGACGTAGGGTCAAAAACATCAAACCCTCTACTGTTAGCAAATGCTGCAGGACATCCCGCCCACTTATCTGCACAAGCCTCTAACCATGCTACTGTGTGATGATGTTCAGGGGCTTTATTTTCTTTAAGTAACTCATTCTCCCAATTTAGGTATGCAAAAACTTCTGCTTGCGCTTGTGCTCCACTAATACCCAGATCAAATAAGTATATCATGTTACCCTCATCAATGTGTCCGTTTCGTGGTCTGGCACTATTTAATGCTTGCTTCATACAAGTCATGATGTGATAACGTGCTTCTTCTAGTTCATAGTCCTCTTCTGTTAGTTCTTCTTTACCTATCTTTTTCATCAGGTTGTCATACTGATTAGTAAAGAAGTTCATTTTACGTACTGCACCTTGCATGTGATTACGTGATGATTCTAATTGTCCTTGTATCTCTAGTATCTCTATCTCTAGTAACTCTAGCTGTAAGTCATCAACACAAGTTGCAAGTTTACGTTCTTTCTTTTTTAACTGTACTTCTTTTTTTCTCACACTTATGTAAGCCTCTTGTAGTGCAGCCCTTGTTTTATCTATTTCAGCTAGGGTATGCTTAATGCTACGTATGGGGGTAATAGCTGTTACATCAAGTGTAACTCCCATAAACTGACTGTGTGATTTGTGGAAGTTGCTGGTAGCCTGTGTAACTGCTGGCATCTTTTCAGAGATATTTGTCAGCATAGATTTGTACTCAGGGGCAGCAGTAGGTAGTGCTTGATTTAGTGTAGTTGTTATAGCTAGTTTGTTAGACAAGTTAAACTCCGTTATTATTATTGTTATTAGGAGACAGTTATATCATATTGTTCAATAAAATGCAAGTGTTAATTGTTTGACCACTGTGTGTACCAGTTTCCATCAGAGTGTTTGTATGCACCATTATATACTGATCCTATCTTTGGTCCAGGAAGCACAGGATCAACACCCTCACCGTCTAACCACTCTCTCGTTAGCTGACCCATAGGTGGTACATTATGAGGTCTACGCTTTCTGTTCCTAAAACGAAACTCTTCCTCTGTAATTACTTCACCTGTTTCTCTGTATCTAAGTAATCCCATTGTTCACCTATATGGCTGCTATTGCGTAGAAGATATAGTCACCATCTGTAAAATCATCTGTAATAGTAAAGCCTGATGATAGTGGGTCTATTAAGTCTGTGTTAGTAACTTGTGCGGCATTTGTATTTAACAAAATATAAGGATCATTACCTGAGACTATACCACTCGTAGAGTCCCACCAGTACCAATCCCCTGTTGAGTCTGTACGTTTCAACATAACAAGAGAGGCTCCTGAAGAAAATCCACAGTCTACGTCAGTTGAACTGCCAGAGTGAGACACAGAGCCTACTTTAGATACCCCTGCAAGTGTAGCAAAAAGAAAAGCTACAAAATTTTTACCTGATCCATTAACTATACCGCCATTACCTAATGAAAAAACGCTTGATGTTGGTGCAGTATCATTCCAAGCAAAATCACCATCTGCTGTTGCATCAGTTTTATTTAATTTTAAGTAATCTGTTGCATCTCCATAATATACCACCCAATCCTGCGGCGTCGAATCTATACCTTTTATCCACATCATTTCAGGCGCAACGCCAAGATTATGAGTTATCGTTCTTGCATTATCATTACCCGTATAAATAACCACATCGTGAAAACCAGGAGCACGCCTCCAAAAGTAGCCTATATAGCCCGATAAACCACCGGAGTTATGATAATGACCAAACTGTGATGCTCCAAAATCCCATGCATTCTGACCAGAATTTTGAATGTTATTGGCGTTACTATATATATATCCCTTGTCCTTTAATCTGTAAGACCAGTACCTATTGTCACTAGAACCTTTACTTGTAAACATAGCTGTGTCTATAATATTATCAGAAGTAAAAGCAGGGTTATTGGTAGTAGAATTTTGAATATCAAACACACTAGACGCTGCGGTTGGTGTAGCCATTGGACCACGCCGAATTGCCATGTAGACGTAGGTGTTTCCATTCGTGTTAACTTGACTATTGTTTTGTCGGATTTGAAATCCAGTTGATGTTGGATTTGCACGTTTCACTGACGTGTATTCTGCATCACTTGTATTCCACCACAGCATGTGGTCTGTATATGTAGTATCGTTTGTAACAGGCCATCCTCTC